CACTAATACTGTTGAATTAAATAAAGTCTATCAATTAGTCCAAAGGAATAGAACCATAAGCACTTAATAACTCTCTTCATTTTTTAAGCATATTTTTAATCCTCTTAGCTGTCTCCAAACAGACAGCTATCTTTGCATTCACTAACATTTTAAAAGAGTAGAAGTAAAAAACATGAGTAACATTGTGTTACCTACAGAACGTAGGAAAGCAACTGACTACAACCCAAGGTTGATGGTCTTGTTTGGGAAGCCTAAAAGTGGAAAGTCTTCTTTGATGGCATCCCTGGAGAATAATCTCATTATTGACCTGGAAGATGGCTACAGGTCTCTTGATGTCATGTGTGTACAGGCAAGAAATGCCACTGATATCTTCAATATCAAGGCTGCTATTGAGCAGAAGAATCAGGAGGTAGGACATAATTTCTATCGGTTCATCACTATTGATAATGCTACAAGGCTTGAGGAAATGTCTCTCCCTTATGCAGCACATTTGTACCGCCAGACTTCAATGGGTGCCACATGGGGATATAAGAAGGATAGAATTGGAAATATCCTGATGGAGAATGGGAAGAAAGTCCCTGATCCAAAGGCTGATGTAAGACAGCTTCCCAATGGTGCGGGATATCTCTATATGAGAAATGCCTTGAAGGAAATGATCCACATGTTCCAGCCTCTTTGTGACACTCTTATTCTGGTATGTCATGTAAAGGATAAGCAAATCCGAAAAAATGATGAGGAGACTACTGAGATGGCTGTAGACCTTGCAGGAAAGACTGGTGATATCATCTGTGGTGAGGCAGATGCTATTGGCTATGTGTCTCGTCAGGGTAATAAGACCCTTCTCACATTTAAAGGTGGGGATAATAATATCAAAGGCTCTCGTCCTATACATCTGAGAGAGAAGATATTTGAGGTTGCAGAGTCTGATGAAGAAGGAAACCTCAAGGTGGATATGTCAAAGATATTCCTCGACAAAGAGTAAAGTATATTGCTGTATTACAGCAACAGGAAATAACAACAATTAAAAATTTAACAAAATGGAAAAAAGAATTTCTTATTCACAGTTTCAGCAGGTTAAGTCTGCTGCAAAGATGATTGACCCACTTCAGCGTAAAATGGTGCCTCTTAAGGCTAAGATTGCTGCATTGGTAGGAGAATTGAAGGGCTACCAGACTCAGATTGATGCTTTGGAAGCAGGTATTGTTTCTATCCTTGGCTTCCATGTGGCTGACCTTGTCAAGAAGGTCATTGAGCCTACTGGCAAGACAGACCCTAAGACTGGTAAACCCCTTACTGTCACAAAGTATCTTCCTACTGACATGGTTTCCTATGATGAGCAGAAGAAGCAGTATGTCATCTCTGTTCCTGAGATGCCTATAGGGGCTCTTCCTGGCTCTGACTATGATGCTGATGCAGGGTCTCTTCACACTAATGAGGAAGTGTCTGAGCATGAGGCACCAGCGTCTGAGGGAGAAGCCTCAGACAGCAATCTTCCATGGAATTAATCATAATAATAGATAGAATATGAACAAGAACAATTATTGTTTCCTGGTCATTGGTAAGACACAGGAATCCAAGGAGTCAACAGAGGGTTTCAAGCGTTATGTAGGTGTAGGTTCTACCTTTGTAAAGGGTGTACAGCCTTCTAAGAAGGAGATTGATGAGTTCTTTGGCTTTGAGTCACAGGCAGACCCTGAGTATGTGAAAGATACTGATAATGGCAAGGAGGCACATATCCATTTCCTTCTTCAGACTGATCCTGATACTAATAATGGTATTGAACTGAAGACTCGTGCCATGTTTATCTTAAGGCAGCAGCCTGCCTATAATAAGGACCAAACAAAGGTACAGGTCATTGATCAGTATGGAAACAGTACATGGGCTAATACTGAGGATGCAAAGGCTGGTAAGAAGCTGGTGTCTTCTAATGGGGCTCCTTTTAAGATTGATGACAAGTATCGTATGGCTTGTGTAGGTGAGGTCGACCTTGTGACTTTCATCAAGAAATATCTAGGTGTTGAGGATGTCTTCAATTATGTTAATGGGGCTTGGGTGAAGAAGGATAATCCTGAGCAGTATGCTTTTGCTTTGGAACATATCAAGGACTATTTCAATGGCAACTTCTCTGAGTTGAAGGAGGCTCTTGCCTTGCAGCCTAACAATAAGGTTAAGCTGCTCTATGGTGTGCGCACCAAGGATGATAAGCAGTATCAGTCTGTGTGCACAAGAGGAGAGTTGGTTCTTCATAATTCTGCAGGTGTAAATGCCTTGCAGAAGCTGGAGAAGAAGCTGGCAAATGCTAAGGCAAGTGGCTCTTTCCAGAACATTGAATATAGGGTTTGCGAACTTCAGGAGTATAGTGTGGAGCCCACCAACCTTGACAAGCCTGCTGACAGTGGACTCCCTTTTGATGCTCCTTCAAATGACATGCCTTGGGACTAACCATAGGCTTAGCGTAGGCAGAGGCTGTGCCTCTGCTTACTTCTCTTAACCCTCTAACCTTTAAATGACAGTCTTATGATAGTAGGAAAAACCTCCACCAGTATTTCCATACCAGAGTTGTTCCAGAAGTATTCTGAAACTCAGATTCTTACTACTGTATTTCCTGAGATAACTGCCTTGCCCTGTAAGATAAGTTCTCCATTCAGGGTAGACAGCAACCCATCATTTAGTATCTATCTTGACAATGACAGGCATATCAGATTTAAGGACTTTGGAGACAGTGATACCAAAGGAAGCCTGTTAGACCTCTTGTGCAAGTATTGGAACTGCACCTTCAATCAGGTGTTTGACAAGATACTTGGGGTTATGCAACAGCAGAATGGTTCTGATGTAGAGTTTAAGATGAAGCAAATCAAAACCCTGACAAGAAAGGAATCTTCTGAACTGACCAAGATAGAGGTAAAGGTAAGACCATGGGAGAAATATGACCTGGAATACTGGGAGAGTTATGGCATTACCAAGCAATGGCTCAGGTATGCTGAGATATATCCTATCTCTCATAAGATTGTCACTAAAAGGTTTCCTTCTGGTGAGGGCAATGCCTTCACTACAAGAAAGTATATCTTTCCAGCAGATAAGTATGCCTATTGCTATACAGAGAGAAAGGATGGGAATCTTAGCATCAAAATATATCAGCCGAAGAATACCAAAGGATTTAAATGGTGCTCTCGCATGGATTCCAGTGTTATCTCTTTATGGACAAAAGTACCTGAACAAGGTGATAGGATTATTATCTGCTCATCTCTCAAAGATGCTCTTTGCATCTCATGCCAGTTACACATTCCTGCTATAGCTCCTCAAGGTGAAGGATATAGCATCAGCGACAGTGCTGTTAGGGAATTGAAAAGAAGGTTTAAGAAGGTGTTTATTTGCTATGATACTGATGTACCTGGAATAGAAGATGCGAGAAAACTATCACAACAAACAGGCTTTCCTTATATTGTGCCTGACTTAAAGGATAAAAAGGATTTTTCCGATTACTATAAATCCCTTGAAAACAAAGAGGACTTCAAGCTTTTGGAACCATTGTTCCAATAGCTTTTGTGTCCTGTGCTTCTCTACAGGACTTCTTATTATTCATTATTATTAACTTACAAAAGAATTGATTATGACTGAAAGAGAAATCTTGATTGCTAACAGCAAGGACCAGAGTAAATATCGTATTATCACTGCCGCCATCACATTAGGTGAGCTTCAGGATGCCCTTGCAAGAAATGAGAATGTATATAAGATGGTAGGAGAGAGCTGGATCTCCAATCCTACTCCCGTAAACTTTGAAGGCTTGTCCTTCACTGAGGGTCTTTCCAAGACTCAGCTGCTCAACCGTGACTCTCTCTTGCCTACTAATGTTCCTTTCAGAGGACAGACTACCAATAATCTGGTCATGCTCCTTACCAACACCAACAAGCAGATTGCTTCTGGTGCCATGGACAGAAAGGAGGTCTATCGCAAGGTAAAGGAGTTGAATCTGCAGGATACTATCAATGAAGGAGAAGGTGTTAACTGGACTCGTTGTAAGACTGACATACTGGAGGGCTATATCAATTTAGCCCTCCGTGAAAGTGCTCCTCTGGAGACTACAACAACCAATACATTGGGTGAGTTCTCTGTAAAGGTAATGCCTGCTCCTCATGCTGGTATGGTGGAATGGTTCTATGGTGGCATCAAGAACATGGTGGATGAGAATGCCCTAAACATTTATGATGTAGCAGCTATGGCAGAACTCATCAATGAATTCTATAATCGCCTGAAGGAGACTGCTCCTGTTATCACGGCATCTGATTTGGATGATATGCTAAAAGGCCTGATGTAATTCAGACTTTGTGTTGATTGTGTTTCTTTGGAGGGGCAAGGGTTTTCCTTGTCCCTTCTTTTTTATTTATCATTATCTTTTTAGCTATGACTTACACAATCAATGAGATAAAGGACATTCTCCTGACTCCTATAAACAGGGTCTATGATGTATTCAGGGATTATTTTGGAGAGGCTTTTACTGACCTACAGGGAATACCCACAGAAGCAGATATTCTCCTCTCATTGCAAGGTATGAATGTACATTGTGATGATGGCAAGTATGAATTGGAGGAAAGCCATATAAATACTATAAAGTGGAATACAGTAAACTTCAATCCTTTCATTCTTGTATGGTGGCCTTCTGTAAGGGTCACTAATGAGTATGACAAGTCCATCATCATACAGGACTTGTATGCCAAGATTCAACTGGATAAGGATGGACTCATTCCTACTCAATCCAGAGGGTTCATGCTCAATAGGGCTACCTATACCAAGGAGCAGTGGCTGTCTAGTTATATGCACTCTCATATATCCCATATTCCAAAAGATGATACCACAGAGTTTCAGTTGCCTTGTCTTGGAAGAGGACCTATCATTGAGACTATCAACAGTCTTAGACATGACATCTGTGAAAACTTCGATGAGACAAAGTGGATGCTTTTCTGTGAGGAACTTTCCCGATATGTTCATGTGGAATCTATTGCAGGGATTCCTTATAAAAGATTGGAGAATGTAGGACTGTTCAGAAGCTTGCCAGACTATGGAGATTATAGTATTGTTAGGAATGGTAAGTTTATAATGTCAAGTATGAAGGAATTGCTGGACAGTATAGATATCAACGGCTTTTTATCTTACTATCTACAGAATGGACACCTGTCTATTGGATATAAACAGGGCTCATTCGTTGTAGGAATGCCTTATTATGAGTTCCTTGTTGATATTAGCAACACATTCATTGAATATATCAACACTACTCAGACTAGTAGGGCAACAGTACATAGGATATTTGACCGTGGCCTGTTGAAGAAGGCTGTAATAGTCAACGGTAAGTTCTACTGCATACAGACTTCCAGAAATAATTTTGATTCTCGTGACTATATAGGCAAGCCAGTATGTACCTTCAAGGGACAGCCAATAACTCTGAATATCATCGAAGACCAGAATTCTCAGATTCAGGAGTCTACAGTCCTTAATCATGATGTCAGTATGTTTATCCTTAATAACATCTTAAAAATAATCAATTATCGATATGCAAATGAATATAGAAAACAACTCAGCAGTTCAACAGAACCTGCCGTTACTGATAAAAGGGTCTTCTACATATAGACTCTTTGTGCCTAAGAAGGTAGAAGAAAAGATAAGGTATCTTCTGCGTAAGTTTCCATCTACTGAATGGTCTGGAATATTATTCTACAAGCATTCTGGAAGCTTCGAAAATGAAGACCTGGAAATCCATTGTGAGGATATCTATCCAATGGATTTAGGTTCTGGCACTTTCACCGACTTCAAGATGGATGAGTCTGTGGTAGGATATATAGCAGAGAATATTGACTTGTTCAGCTGTGAGATGGGACTTGTACATTCTCATCACCACATGGGTGCGTTTTTCTCTGGCACTGATACTGCAACTCTTAGGTCTGAGGGTGCTGATACTAACTGCTTTGTGTCTCTTATTGTAGATACAAAAGGCACTTATCAAGCAGCTATTACCAGAAGGATACAGAAAACTACTGAAGTAGTAACCAAGAATCTTGCTTCTTCCTATAAGTTCTTCGGTGAAGGGGAGATAAAGACTGATGAGGACCCCATGTCTGAGTCTACAAAGGTCATAGATAGTGATGTTATTGAATATTTCATGCTGGATGTAGAGAGGGAAGTGGTGGATAATCCTCTGGCTTTCCTTGATACAAGGTTTGAGGAAATTCAGAATAAAAAGAGGGAGCAGAAGCCCTCAACTACATGGCCTGCTCTTATCAATGAACTGCCTCTTCAGAAAAACAGACATTCCAATTATAGTCAGCAGTATCTGTTTCCTAAGGAAGAGATGGAGGAACTGGAGACTATATGGGAGCCTGACTCAACTATCATCCATCATCTCTTGTGTCAGATGATACTGTGCTCTCTTAACCTGAAGACAGAAGGTGTAGACTTGAAGCAATGGATTGTCAGATATATGGACAAGAAGTATGCTGAGATATTTGGAGATGTTGATTCCTTGCTGTTTGAGGACTGGAAGGAGTTTATCATTGAATTCCTTGTATCACAGTATCCTGATGCAGATGTTCCAGTAGAGGTATTTGAAGACTATGATAATTTCCAGTCTCTTATTGCCTCCGCAATGATGGAACAACTGAAGGACTATCCTAGTAATAGGTATATAGAAAAATACGAGAAAACATTAAACCGTTATATCTATGAATGATAATCTTGATGATTGGCTCAATTCACTAGGCATCGACAATTCCCCTGTAGACAATACTACTTCTGCTGATACTGCTATTTCTCTTCCTCAGCCTGAACAGACTGTCATCATGCCTGAAGGACCAAGGATTTCTAATGAGGAGTTCAATAATATCTTGTCTGAATATGGCTTCCAACAGGAACCTTCTCATGAGATAGAGGAGGCAGAGGAGGTGAATGAGGAGGAACAAAATGCTGATAATTCTGCTGTCTTACGGGCTATTCAAGACATCAACGAGGACTACCCTGAACATAATCCTGATGAAGCATTGGGGCAGGTAACAGAAGAGCAAGGCACTCAAGATGCCCACGTGGCTTCAGCATCTCCTGAAGCCCCTGCTCCTCTCATTCCTCCCAACTCTCCTTCTCTCCTCATCAATGATGCAGTATCTCGTTTCTCTGGTACTGAATGGTTCAATGAAATCCAGAAAACCCATGTTATTGTGGCTGGATGTGGAGGTATTGGCAGCAATCTGGCTTTTCAGATAGCACGAATGAATCCAGCAACATTGTTTCTTTATGATGACGATGTGGTGGAACAGGCTAATATGTCTGGACAGCTCTTCAGTTCATCTGATGTAGGAAAGGCTAAGGTAGATGCTGTGTCTGACATGATAAAGGAATATACCATCACAAGGAATATATTTGCTATAAGGTATAAGTTCACTGATAACTCTGAGGCTGGCGACATCATGCTTTGTGGATTTGACAGCATGAAAGCCAGAGATACTTTCTTCAAGTCATGGTGCACACATATACTGGAGAAACCTGTAGAGGAAAGAAGGAAATGTGTGTTTATTGATGGCAGATTGAGCATTGATACCTTACAGGTGTTTTGTATTACAGGTGATAATGCATGGGCAATAAAGGAATATAGGGATAAGTATTTGTTTTCTGATAATGATGCTGATGAGACAGTATGTTCTATGAAACAGACCACTTATCTGGCTTGTATGATTGGCTCTCTTATGACTAACTTGTTTACAAACTGGGTAGCCAATACATTGAATCCTGTTATTCCTTATGACCTGCCTTTCTTCACTGAATATGATGCTCAGAATATGATATTTAAAACTGTTGGATAATGGCAAGTCTGGAATCTGTTATAAATGCCGTATATGTCAATTCCTCAAGGTATTCTACTGTCAAAAGGTTTCATTATGGGCATAGTAACTCCTTGTGTACTTCTATAAAGTACATTGAAATTCCTGTATCTGGTGACTCTTTTGAATTACCTTTGTTTGCCTTGGATGGTTTCCATAGAATGGTGTGCACAGGAGACAATTATGACATACTAGTGACTTCTATCTATTCTTGTGGAAACACTAGTTCTTACAAATCCTTGGAAGCTGTCATGAAGGATGCATTGTCTACTCCTCTAAGCAATGCTCTTATCAAAGTGTCTGTCTCTGGCTCTCCTAATCCCTACTATGTTACCTTTGGTGCTGTCTTTGACCATGAGTTGAATCCTATGATGATGCTCTCATGGATAATAGAAAGAACAGTAGATGCTGAATGGAACAATATATACAGATGTAAAAGGGCTTTACTGAGATTAAACCCATGGGTTTGTCGTGATAAAGGAAACACCATGGAAAGGTTTTTGGCTAATAAGCTGCTCTCAACAGTATTGAATACCTATATAGAGCTTCCTTATCAGTTTCAACAAACATTTAATCAAAGCTGGAGAACTGAGTGCATAAACACTCCAAAGGTAGAGATAGACATCTGTCCTTTCCATATCAAGGAACCAGAAGTACCTTCTATCTCTGTTACCAATGAGAAGCTGTTGCAACTGGCTGCTGAACATGTGGAGGAGATTCTGCAATGACCATACAGGAGTATTTTGGTGACTGGGCAAAGGTTATTAACCTGAAGGAGGCTGGCAGTATTCTCCGCAGATTGAACCATGACAATTCAGTGATTTGCCCTAGAATAAAAGACATCTTCAAAGCTTTTCACCTATGTCCTCTTCAGTCATTGCGTGTGGTCATACTCGGCCAAGACCCCTACCCTACTCTTCTTAGCATTAGTCAGAATAGTATTCTGACAAAAACCCCAGTAGCTACTGGCATAGCCTTTGCCAACTCTTCTGACACTCTTCCTTCTGAGTATTCTTCTTCCTTAAAGGTACTTAGGGAATCTGTTATTGATTATTCTGTTCCACATGAATCCATTAACTTTGACCCAAGTTTGGAGAAGTGGGAGGCACAAGGGGTGCTGATGCTTAATTCAGCACTCTCTTGTGTTGCAGGCAAGATCGGAAGCCACACATTGCTGTGGAGACCTTTCATCAAGTCCTTGCTAATAAAGCTTTCCATGTGCCATACAGGCATTGTCTATGTGCTGATGGGAACAATGGCTCAGAGTTTTGATGAGTGTATATGCAGAAAGTTTAATTATGTAATACACATAAGACATCCTTCATGGTATGCTCGTACAAAGCAGAAGATGCCTTCTGAAATATGGAAAGAAATCAACTCCATTCTTATAGGCCTTAATGGCTATGGTATTGAATGGTATCAGGAAAACAATAATCATTAATCATTAAAAAAGTAAGTATGAAGAAGTATTTTATTACGGAGACTGACGAGGAAGTGCAGTTTGGTGACACAGTAGAAGTAAATCTGTCTAAGAAAACCAAGCATGGAGTACATCATGTTGAGGGTGAGGTGAAAGTGTCTGAGATGTCTTTGCCCCTCTTGCTGGAAATGGAGATTTTGGAGGAGCGTGAGGTAGAGGAGGATACTCACCTTGATTTTGACTACTTTGATGATGATCAGCTGGCTGAAGCCTTCGAGGAACTGCATGAGGAAATGGATGTTCTCTGTGAGAAGGTAGAGAAGATGGATGAATTAGTTAATGGCACCTTGAAAGAAATCTCCTTGACTCTTAAGGCAATACTTAAGAATGAGGAGGAGAAGGCAAAGAAGGAGAAACCTGTCCAACCAAAGAAGAAATGAGTGAACATATCGTAGGTGTAGAACCAAAGGAATACAATGGCAGAAAATACCGTAGTACCCTTGAAGCCAACACAGCTAAGACGTTGGATGAAATGGGGATACCCTGGGAATATGAAACTAAGAAAATTACTCTACAGGATGGGTTCTACTGCCAGTACCAAAAGGATAAAGTCAGGGAAATAAACTATATCCCTGATTTTATCATTGGTCCTGTTATGCTGGAAACAAAAGGATTTGAGACTCCTGACTGGAAAATCAAGAAGAAACTGCTCTATAAATATCTGAAGGAGAATGAGCCTGAGGCTATCTTCTATATGGTAAAAAATAACAGGCAACTTCTTGAGGCTCTCGACAATCATTGGACATATCTGGGATTCTGTATAGAGGTAACTCCTCAGCCTAAGGGCAAAAAGAATATGACACCTCAGAAGGAAAGGTATGAGTCTGTTAATCAGGCCATGCAAGAACTCAACCTTAAGGGAAAGCCACTGACTCCCATCCTTAGGTCTCTCACAGGGAAAAAGGAATTTATCTATGGATATAATTGGAAATTAGTTAAAATTAAACTTTAAATTATGGAAAGCCGTTTTGGAAAGTATAAAAATGAAGGTAGGGCTGTGTCAAGCCATATTGCCAATATCAATAATTTCATAGATTGGAATTTTGACAAAGGCTTAGACCTTATAGAGAAGGAAATCAATGACCTGCAAACCCGTATTAATGCAGGTAATGCACCAGCTATCTTTGCTAATAAGGTTAACCAGCTCATTTCTCTTGGGGAGTGTATCGAGAAGCTGCATGAGACCTATCACTATAACAAGAATCAGGCACAGGCTTAAGGCTTATGGAAATACAGAAAGAACTATCGGAAATCAGTTGGTTGGTAGATGAGCCAACTTATCGGACAGATTCAGCTTTGAGTTATTCTACAATAAGTACCTATGAGTCTTTGGGATTCTCTGGACTTGACCATCTCTTTGACAGGAAAGAGTCTCCTTCTCTCCTGTTGGGCAGTCTTGTGGATACTGCCATCACAGGAGGTGAAGAGGAGTTCAACAATCTCTATACCATCCTTGACATCAATGTTACTGACAGTGGTATAGACATCTGCAAGGCTTTGGTCAGTCAATGTCTTCCCTTTGATTCTTTTGAGGAAATTCCTGAATCCATAGTATCTGAAACTGCTAAGAGTGTAGGATTCTGGCAAGGTGATAAGTGGGATAACACAAGGTATAAGCAGGTTCTAAAAACTGGCAATATAGCAGAATACTACAATGCTCTCAAACATAGTGACAAGACCATTGTAGATACTAACACCTATCAGACTGCTCTTGCTATGGTAAGGGCACTCAGGGAGAGTCCTGCTACAAGTGGGTATTTTGCAGATAATGATGAGTTATCACCTATCAGAAGGTATTATCAGTTGAAGTTTAAGGCTACTATTGAGAATGTGGGTTACAGGTGTATGATGGACTGTGTGGTGGTGGACTATGAAAACAAAGTCATCTATCCCATCGACCTTAAGACATCTTCTACTCCAGAGTGGGAGTTTGAAAAGTCCTTTGTTAAATGGCATTACCTGATACAGGCTATTATCTACCATAAGTTACTCCGTACCAACTTGGATAAAGACTCTTATTTCAAAGATTTCAAGCTTGATGACTACAGGTTTATAGTTGTCAATGCCAAGACTCTTACACCTCTTGTGTGGAAGTTTCCACTAACCAAAGAAAGAGGTCCATTCATAGATGATGAGGGCAGGGAATGGCCAGACCCATTTGTCTTGGGTGCAGAGCTTCAGGGCTATCTGAACTTGCGTCCACAAGTTCCTAATGGCATCAACTTGTGTGGAGATAACATCATTTCCTGCCTCCATAAGAAGCAGTAGTGCTTTGTGTTTCTCCACAAAGAAAATCAGTAATTTAATGCTTAACAATATGAAGAAATGAAGGTTATAAAGAGAGACGGCTCCCAAGAGGAGTTTAATCCAGAGAAGATTGAAAAGGCTATCCTGAAAGCTTATAAAGCAGAAGGTTTTTCAGGTATGGCTCATGGAGAGTTTGGTGACATTCTTAATGATATTAAATGGAACTTAAACCATGATGGTATCACAACTCCTCACGTAGAGTATATTCAAGATATTATAGAGAAGTGGCTTTGTAACCACCGTTTCCCTGTTGGCAAAGCTTATATGCTGTATAGGGAGCAGCATAAGCAAGTCAGACAGTTTGTGGAAAAGAAGAAGTCCTTTATTAATAAATATAAGGAGTCTTCCAATACGGCCAATGCAACTGTTGATGATAACTCTAATGTAGGAGGAAAGAACATTGGAATCCTTAATGCAGAAATACATAAGGAGGATAATATTCAAATCAACAGAAGCATGATTGTAGGTAAACTAAGAGAATTGTATCCAGAATTTGATGCAAAACAGTATCTCAGAGATCTTGACAATCACATCATATACAAACATGATGAGTCTGGTTTTGCTGGTGCTATATCTCCTTATTGTTGTAGTATTTCCATGTATCCATTCTTAACAAGTGGTATTAAGGATATTGGGGGATTGAGCGCTGCTCCTAAGAATATTGATAGTTACTGTGGAATGTATATCAATCTTATTTTTGCGGTATCTGCTCAATTTGCTGGGGCTGTAGCTACTTCAGAATTTCTTTTATATTTCGATTACTTTGCAAGAAAAGAATGGGGAGATAGCTATTACTTAAAACCTGATGCTGTTATTACTTCAGATTACTGTAAAAGAAAAAAGACTATACAGAATCAAATACATCAGTATTTTCAGCAAGTAATTTATAGTATTAATCAACCCGCTGCTGCCAGAGGAATGCAGAGTGCCTTTGTGAACTTTTCTCTCTTTGATAAGCATTTCTTTGATGGTATGTTTGGTCACTTCTATTTCCCGGATGGAACTCAGCCTAAATGGGAGTCTCTATGTTGGTTACAAAAAGATTTCTTACATTGGTTCAATCAGGAAAGACTTAGGTGTATACTGACTTTTCCAGTAGTCTCTTGTACTCTCTTATACAAAGATGGTGAATTTAAAGATGAGGATTTCTTTGAATTTTTGTGTGATGAGTATGCTCAGGGTAACAGCTTCTTCACATACATCAGCGATACAGTTGATTCCCTAAGCTCCTGTTGCCGCTTGAAAAACAAAATACAGACCAGGGAGTTTAACTTTACCAATGGTAACATGGGCGTAGAAACTGGTTCCAAGTCTGTTATAAGTCTGAATCTCAATAGAATTATACAAGATTGGGTACAGTTATTAGGAGGTACTAAAGACTCTGCAAATATTATTTGGAAAGAATCCCTAAAAGGAACTTCCTTTGAAGATTACTTGGAAAATATCCTCGAAAGGATCTATAAGTATCAGACTGCCTATAATGAGCTTCTTTGGGATATGTATAATTCAGGATTGCTTCCTGTATATAAAGCAGGATTCATTGATTTGAATAAACAGTATCTCACCATTGGTCTTATTGGTACTTCTGCCGCAGCTGAATATTTAGGTATTGAGATCTCTGATAATCCCGAATACCAAAAATTCTGTCAGACTGTCTTTGGTTTTATTAAAGAGCAAAATACCCTTCATAAAACAAAGAAGACTACATGGAACACAGAGCAAGTACCAAGTGAATCTGCTGCTATCAAGCTATATAATGCTGACAAGGCAGATGGATATTGGGTTCCTTCAGATATTAATCTCTATACTAGCTATGTATTCAAACCTTACGATGAAAATCTTCCATTTATGGATAGAATTATTCTTCATGGCGAGAAGTATATTGGCGACTTTTTAGATGGAGGAAGTTCCGCTCACCTAAATCTCTCAGAGCATCTTGATAAACAGCAATATGAAAAGATTCTTTCTTACGCTGCTGAGAGTGGTTGCCAGTATCTTACTTTCAATGTGCCTAACAGTGAATGTGAGGACTGTGGCTTTATCACTAAGGTCCCTATTACAGAATGCCCTAAATGTGGAAGTAAAAAGATTGCTTTGTATGACCGCATAATTGGGTACTTAACGAAGATAAGTAATTGGTCCCAAGGTAGACAGATAGAACAGAAACAAAGGGTATATAGTAAAGAAGTTGGAGTGCAATGATTACAGGAAAGAAATTAAAAATATGTCCTGCCTGTAATAAGGAACATTACTATTCAGGTAACAAGGATGGTTATTGCGAGAAACATTATTATCAACTGCTTAGATATGGAAAATTGTTAGATAATTCTCCAAGAAGTATATACGACCCTAATGAGTATAGAACTGAAGGAGAAGTAACTTATATAAGTGTATATGATAAAAGAGGGATTAAGCTTCCAGAAGAAGTTATCATTGATACTGAGGATTTGCAAAAGATAATTCAGTTTAAAATATATCTTAGGCAATCCAATAAGAGCTTGTATCCTTACGCATGGATTAATGTTGCACGTAATAAGAAACTTCTTCTCAGTAGATTTCTTTGTAATACCAATAAAACTGTTGACCACGTCAATGGTAATACTTTGGATAATAGGAAAACTAATCTTCGTTCTGCTGATATGAGTATTCAAAATCTGAATAAAACTTCCACAAAAGGAATCCAAAAACAGATTTATACTTATAATGGGCATAATGATATTACAGGATATGCTGCTACTATGGGATACAAAGGCAAGAGGTATCTTTCAAAATATTATGACACAGAAGCGGAAGCTATGTACTATAGATATTTGATGTTACAACTCCTTCCTTTTGAAACCAACTACGATACCTCTTTCATGTCAGAATTATCTGAAGAAAAGAAGAGAATTATTCAAAGTGATTTTGAGGCTAAATTTAAAAATCAAAGATTATGCTAAAGTACTTATATACTTCTGAAGTATTCAGGGAAGTGCCAGGAGAAATTAGTTTAGCAGTAGCTATTACAGGATGTAGATTGAAGTGCGTTGGATGTCACTCAAGAGATCTCTGGGAAGATAAAGGCACACCTCTTACGCTAGAGTGCCTTGAGCATCTCCTCAAGAAACATCAGGGAGTAACATGCCTATGTCTCTTTGGAGGTGAGCATGACATGGATACTCTCACTGAACTCTTCATGTATGCCCATAAGAAGGTGAAGACTGCATGGTATGCAGGACTGGATATCCTGCCTAAGAAACATCTGGGTATTCTAGGGTATCTCGACTATCTGAAGCTTGGACACTACGATGATAGCTTAGGAGGCTTGGATTCTCCTACTACCAATCAGCATCTATACAGGGTAAATAATGAAAACCTTGAAGACATCACTTATCAATTACAGGATAATGCAGGAAAAACTTGAAAAATGGTTGGAAAACCTGAAGGATATACTTACGGAGTATCCTGAATACACCAGCATCTGCACAGTAGTAAAGAGTCTGGAATCTAGAATCAAACATTATAAATCAAAACAACAGAAATGAAGATTAAAGTATTGGAAAAAGTTACAGGGTGTGCTCCTTTTGTCTTTGAGAAAGGTGACTGGATAGATCTCTGCACAGCTGAGGAAATCAAGTTGAAAGCACCACAGGCTAATAAAATGCATATCAGAAACAAGGGGAACAGGCAGTTACCTGAAGTCAGGACAAGGGATGTAGACTTTGACTGGACACTCATACCTCTTGGGGTAGCCATAGAAGTTCCAAAAGGCTATGAGGCCATCTTAGTCCCTCGTTCTTCTGCCTTTAAGAACTATGGGATAGTACAGACCAATAGCATAGGTGTCGTTGACAATAGTTTCTCAGGAGAACAGGATGAATGGAAACTTCCTGTATTAGCCACAAGAGCCATCACTATCCCACAAGGACAAAGGATAGCACAGTTCAGAATACAACTGTCTCAGAAAGCTACCGTGTGGCAGAAAATAAAATGGCTCTTTTCTTCGAAGCCAGAGATTATCCTGGTCAGTCACTTGGATAATCCTAATAGAAAAGGTATCGGTGAAGGTACTGGTAAATAATAACAATTAAAACACTATGAAAAAAGAAAACATTTCTCTCTTTGCTGTTTCTTTCAGCCAAGGGTTTATTAGCCCCAATATTCCTATTGCATCATTTAAACAAGGTGATAAGGATTTAGTATTTCTTCTTGACACTGGATCTGATAATAATGTTCTCAACAAAGATTCATTGGATTATATAGACCATGAAATCATAGAAGGTGATGGTATTACCCACCTTTCTGGTGTGAATGGAAACACGCCTGTACAGCATTGCATGATTGATTTCAGTTGTGAGGATGAACACTATAGGGCTAAATTCCTGATAGCAGATTTAAGTGAAGCCATGGAATCCATCAGAAAGAAACACTGCATTACTATTCATGGTATTTTAGGTTCAAACTTTCTTAGACAGCATAATGTAATATTGGATTTCAAGAACCTTACAGCCTACAGCAATAAATGATATTCTTGGTAACAGCTCAACAGGAACTCTTTGACAGGGAGGACTATCAGTCCCTCTCTGTCGAGGAGTCCTTGCAGATGATGAAGGGTTGGGAAGTTATCCAGCTAGACAGTGAAACTACAGGAAGAGATGCTCATCTGTGTGATCTTCTATGTGTACAGTTTGGAAATGACAAAGCAGATGCAAGAGTTGTAGTAGATACAACCACAGTAGATATTAAACTGTACAAAGATTTGCTGGAGTCTAAATTCTGTATCCTTCATAATGCAAAGTTTGACCTTCAGTTCTTCTTTAAGCATGGGATTATAATCCGTAGGGTTTATGATACTATGATTGCAGAGCAGGTACTTTATCTTGGATGGCCTGCTGGGCAGGTGTCTTACAGCCTTAAAGAAGTGGCGTGGAGAAGGCTTTCTATAGACATAGATAAGACTGTCAGAGGTGAAATCATGTGGAGGGGCTTAGATGCTCAGGTTATTCAGTATGCCGCAGGAGATGTAATGTATCTTGAAAAGATAATGTGGTCTCAGATAAATGATCTAAAGGAGAAAGATATGCTAGAGGCTGCAAAAGTTGAATGTAACTTCGTGCCTTCTCTTGCCTATATGGAATGGAGTGGCATCTTGCTTGACAGAAACAAATGGCAGGCAAAGATGAAGAATGACCAGAAACTGCTCAAAAGAGCAAAGGAGAATCTTGATAACTTTGTGACATCTAATTCTGAATACAGTGAGTATACCTACATAAACTTACAAGGAGATCTTTGGAGTGGTTATGACACTACACCTAAATGCACTATTAACTGGGACAGTCCTGCACAGGTAACATCTTTTTTTAAGAAACTTGGTTTTAATACGTCCATCCAGGATAAAAAGACTGGTGAAGATAAAGACAGCGTGCTTGAGAAGGTGCTTAAAGGACAAAAGGGAATCAATGATAGGTTTCTTGATATTTATTTTGACTATAAAGAGCACTCTAAAGTATGCAGTACCTATGGTCAAGGTCATCTTAATATGATAAATCCTAAGACTGGAAGAATACATACTACATTCAAACAGCTGGGGGCAGCATCAGGAAGGCTTTCTTGTGGCTCTAAACAGTCTAATATAGACCTTGCCAAAGCAATCAAGGTGTCACCCAAAGAATGTACTTATTGTAATCTCCAGCAACTTCCAGCAGATGAGCCCACAAGAAGTGCTTTTGTAGCACCTGAAGGCTATAACTTTGTAAGTGCAGATTTTTCTTCAGAAGAGTCAAGACTTGGTGCAGACATTTATCAAGACAAAGAGTTCCTCAAAGAGTTTAAAGAAGGCTCAGGAGACACTCATAACATGTTCGCATGGATTGTCTACAATGATGAGTGCAAGGCATTGGGCTGTAAGGATGCTACTGAGGTAAAGAAAAAAGCACCTAAATGGAGAAAGGCAGTAAAAGGCTTTGAATTTGGGTATATGTTCGGAGCAGCAGCACCTACATTGGCAGCAACAGCAGGATGTACTGTAGAAGAAGCACAAGATGTAGTTAATAAGCTTGACAAGGCATTCTCTGGAATGACTGCTTTTGCAAAAAAAGGTGCAGCATTTGTAAGAAGTCATGGGTATATTATTATCAATCCTCAGACAGGCCACAGGCTTACATGGTGGGATTGGGACGCTTGGAAAGAAAGGCAGAAGAGATTTAGTGCTCCAGGTTTCTGGGATGACTTTAAGGCCCATCATAAAGGAACTGGAGATGCCTTGTGTATGGAAGTAAGACACCATTTTCAAGCAGCATCCAAGTATGACAGACTTGCAAGAAATGTAGTTACTCAAGGAACAGGTGCAATAATACTGAAGTCTGCAATGACAACTCTGTTCAACTGGATTGTGGATAATGGATATTTTAATATAATCCATATCTGTGTAGCAGTTCATGATGAGATAAATTGTGACTATCCAAAAGAGGTGGAAAACTTCCCTAATATCCTTGAAACTATTATGGAGCAAGCTGCTGCTAAATACTGCAAGAGCCTGCCCATTCCAGCAGAAGCATCTGTATCAGACCATTGGATACATTAATCTCTTAATAGCATGAAATTAAAAAACAAGAAAAGATTACTTGACGAATTGGCAAGAGAATCTGAAAATCCAAAGGAGTTCATTCGGGGTATAATGGCATTACAACAGCAGACAGCAGAAAGTATAACCCAAAATGTTGATATGACTCCACAGCATTTCTATGTGGCAATGAACCAACTTAATAATGGACAGTCCATAGGAGTAAAAACATGTGTCAAAATAGCAAATGGCCTTGACATTAGCCCCATAATTCTCTATAGAGTAATAACTGATTATAGTATAAAACAATACTTAAATTCACTTGAAAATGGAATTCATCAGAACAATAAGAGAAAGACAGCAGACTAAACGTCAGGCTGAAATTCATGAACAGGCAGAGAACCTCATCACCTTGCAGGATTTTGATGACGGTCTCTATATTGCCTTTAATGGGACTCCACTGGCTCCCATTGATCCTTCATGGACTACTAAGGAGATAGTCCAGCAGCTCTCTGTATTCCGTAATAACTACATCAGTTCTCAACTTAAGAGAACCAGTGTAGCAGCAGTATTTTAGCCACCGTGCAGACTGGTTCTCCAGTCTGTCCTAAACAGTAAGAAAATGTTAGTAGAAGTAAAGGTAAAGGTAGCCAGAATCATTGATGGCAAAACAAGAAAGAGAACAGAAACCTATCTGATGGATAAAGAGCTGTTCTCTGAAGCAGAGTATGGGGTGATGTCAAGCTTGTCTCAGGAAGTAGAAGCAGGCACTGTGGATAGCTTTGAGATTCAGTCCCTAAGGATTTCTCCTATCAAGGAAATATGTGACCAGTGGATGCAGGATTATATCCTCAGTGGGTATCCTGCCTTCATAGCAACACTAAAGGACATCTTCCATACAGATGATGGTACAGAGAAAATCCTCAAGTATAAAGTCCTTCTATGGGCAGGAAATCATTCTCAGGCTCTTCAGAGAGTACAGGAATTAGCACATCAGGGGTATGATATGCAGATTGAAGGTATTAAACAGGTAGATTATGAGTATTTGGTTGGACACTCTAATCAGGAGGAGGAAACAGAAAGGGAAAGCCAATAATCTTATTGATGTATTATTAAATAATCCAGAAATAACTTTTGAAGTAATGAAAGAAATTGACAAGCAGCAGGAAAGAAAAAGGAAGCTGCATTTAGCAGGTCAGATGGCATCGGAAGAAATGAGGCATAAAGAAAATGGACCTTACTTTCCTGACATACTCAAGGAGATGCAGGAACTCTATAAAAAGAAAAACCATGACTATGGCAACAGTTTTTCAGAGACTATCCAAGAGTTTGGCTTCACCCCTGCTATAGCCCGTATTAATGACAAGCTTAAGAGGGTCAAGCAAATGGTTAAGGGGGAACCTATGCAAGTCAAGGAATCTATGAGAGACAATCTCCTGGATATAGCCAACTATTGCGTCTTAACAATTATTGAATTGGATAAGTGCGGATAGCATGCAGATTACTAAAAGTCAATAATAGAAAACATAAAAGTAAATCAGAAAGAGTTTAATATGAGTTATAATGAAAGTTTAAATTCTAATTCAAACTATCCACTCATGTCTCAAAGTGAGTGGGAGTCTGCTCCTTGGAACAAAGAAGAAACCCCAGAAAAAGAGTTTGATGTAACATGCTGCCAGACACTCAGCAAGACAGTTACAGTATTAACATGCAACTACATTCCTGGAGCATCAGGAGTAGACTATGAGTATGATCCTGAAGGCTCTATAGCTGTAGGATGGCAAGACCCTGATGATACCTCAGATACTGACTGGGCAAAAGAATATCATGATAATGATTATCACACTCCCTTGCAGCTGATAGAACTTTTTAAACAGTATCTTGAGAATGAACTCAACAGAATGGGCGAAGTCAAGAACAAGAAATGGATTAAGCATCTCATTGAAGAGTGCTCTGATTGGACAGAAGATGAAACTGATTATGAGGAAGGTTGATTATGGAGAGACTAATAATCCTTGATTTTGCCACAGGAATGGCAGACATCTACCAAGTAGAATATGAATTTGAACCTGATATGGATGAACTCTTAGATAGTCTTGGACATAATGCTAATGACTGTCAGTGGATGTTCACCCAAGGTGATGTAACCTTTCATAAAGAAGTACTGAAATAAGATGGACATCATAGGAGAATATCGTAATAAATGGAAGGAGTGGAAATACATAAATACCTATACTGACAATAAAATAAAGTAAAATGAAGGTAATAAATAAAGGTATATTCAAACCTATCCGTGATGATAAGTATCGTATTATAAAATTTGCACCTATAGATTTTGATATTTCTGACAGACAAGTATGGCTTGAGTATATACAGCACATTAATAGTCACATGATAGGAAGTAGTAATTATACTACAGACTATGAAGAGAACTGGAATCTGATTTTCAGGGTTAATTCTGGCAAGGGAGATGGGAAATCCTATAAAGCTACAGAAGACTACTGGATGGTGCTTGAGATACAAATCTACACATGGTGCAGGCCAGAGGATATGATTAGGAAGGAAGTTATTGAAGGCCTTAAACAATATCCTATTATTTATCTGAATGAATTACTGGATGCTTTCAAGCAAAGAGACTTTTACAGAAACTCAGAACTTATTAATTTATGAAACTAATAGAAAGTAAAGCAGAATACATCCCTCAAGTCACTGTGCCTTCAGCATCAGCTGAAGAACTCCTTGAGGGGATATACAAGCAAATTGAATTGGCAGGCCGCACCTGTTATAAATCTGAGGATAAGATAACAGAGACTTCTGCAAAAGGCTTTGTAGATAGAATGATTGCTAGCAAGCATACTGCTATGCTAGAGCATGGTACTGTATATCTTGCTATCCCGATCACTGAATGGCATTCCTATGAAGACTACTCTCAGGGATATTTGTTCAATCCTTACAGTAAGGTGAATGATACTCTTGTAGACTGGGAAAGCTGGGAAGGCATAGTATACATCACTACAAATTATAGAGTTCTTATAGAAAAAGGATGGTTAGATGACCTTAAGTTCCTAAGTCCTCCAACAGAGTTTCATGAAAAGAGATATACTATGAGATTCACTTGTTCTAGGGCTATCAGCCATGAGTTAGTAAGGTCAAGAACTATGTCTTTTGCTCAGGAGTCCCAAAGATACATCAATTACTCTAAAGAACGTCATGGAGGTGAGATTACTTATATTAAACCCTCTTGGTTGAATGTTCCTACTGGCATAGTGTATTGGCACGATGGCATTTGCTGGAGAGTACAGCAGGATGAAAATAATCCTATGGAATGGTTCTCTGTAATTCCCCAAGAGGGATTTTCTGAGAAAGATGCACAGGTGGCTAGCACATATTTTGGTGCTCTAAGCCACGCAGAAAAAAAGTACTTCTTCCTACTAAAAGAGAAATGTCAGGCCCAACAAGCCAGGGATGTCCTTCCTAATGCTACTAAGACAGAATTAATTATGACGGGCTTTGCTTCTGATTGGCATTTCCTTATGGATTTAAGGCTCTTTGGTAAAACTGGAGCACCTCATCCAGATATGCTTGACTTAATGCAAAAAGCACTGGGAGCTATGCAGGTGGCAGGCATATGGAAAGATATTATGAGCAACCCTTCTAAATTTGATTAGTATGGTGTATCTGATAGGCAACACATCTTGGGGCTATTGTTTCTCTCCAATGCCTTTTGAAAGTGAGAGTAAAGCTAAGGATTATGGAAGAAAAATGAAAAAAGATGGCTACTGGTTTGACTATAGAATTATAAAAAATGACTACAAGAATAACATTCAGAAGTGAAATCTTCATTGAAGGCAAAAACCTAAAGGAGATTAGAGATAAGTTTGAGACTCTTCCTTTCTATGACATAGACTTCAAGGATGATAAAGTCTATGATTATGGCTACTGTGAGTGTGTCTCTGTGGAAGATGCAGACAGCTACGAAAACATCATGAATGATTACTGGAAAGCTTATGAGTAAACCATTTAAATTTGATTAACTATGATACCACTAAAAGTATTCAATGCTCTGCCTTCTAATAAGAGATTGCAGATAGCAAGGATTGTGTTTGGTCACATGGGTGAAAACTTTATTAACCAGATGGCTACTCCTTTTCGTCATAATTTCAACCATGACGATGGACATTGGTATAAACTAATGCTTGACCATTGTACTTATAACAAAGAAAAGAAGCAAGTAAAAGTAACCATAACAATTCCTGTATAACTATGAGCACAAATTACTATGCAAAAATCCTCCCTACAAAGGAGCGTAAGAAAGAATTATATAATGCTATAGAGGCAGATGATTTTTCTCTGATAAACAGACTTACAGAGGAAATGTATGGTAATCTTAGGAGAGATTGGGATAGTGAAGATGCTATAGGTGGTATAGTTCATCTTGGCAAGAGGTCTGGAGGATGGAAGTTCTTATGGGATCCTAATGTCTTCGTTATAAGACATGGGCATTCTGAGAAGAACAAAGGCACTTATAAGTGGGTTGAAGAACCAAGTACTCCATTATATACCTACCCTCTCACTAAAAAAGGACTCCATGACTTTATCTTTAGGGATAATGTACTTGTTTATGATGAGTATGAGGAACTTCAAGACAAAGAAGAGTTCTGGAAAATGGCTCTCTCATGGGGATATGGGAAGGAGAATAAAGGGTGGGATGCCGCTTCTTATGAGGATTATGAAAGGAAGAATAACCGCAATTATACTCCCTACCCTGTCATAGGAGAACTTACTGATTTGCTAAAGGCAGAAGGCTATAAGTTCACTACCTACACCAATTCTGACTTTTATTCAGATGGGTTAAGATTCGCAGGTTATACAGATTTCAGTTAAGTACGTTGGATAATTCAAAAAATTTAAAAATATGAGTAAAGGAATAAAATTATCCCCCAAACATGGAGTAAATCCCTCAGTCACTCATTGTGAGTGTTGTGGAAAAGATATTGGCATTGCCTTGTTTGGAAGACTTAAAGGAGATGTAGAGGCTCCTAGAGATGTGTTTATGGGCCTGTGTGATGATTGTCAAAAGGTCATTGATGCTAAGGGCCTGATGATTATTGAAGTCAGAGATGGAGAAACTGGTGAGAACCCCTACCGCACTGGCAGGCTTGTAGGTATTACCAAAGATGCCAAAGAGAGAATGTTCAAGGATATTGACTCTCTTATATGCTATATGGAGCAATCCATGTTTCAACCGATGTTTGGACAATATTGTAAATAGTTATGAGAAGAATAGCAATTATTGACCACATAAATCATACTCTCTTTGTAGAAGACATCAATGAGGAAATCCTTGAAGGTCAGTATGGAGGCGATGAACAGATGTATATTGATGATAACTACAGTCTGAAGGATTATTCTTGGGACTGGATTACAGATGCAGAATATTTCCCAGAGTCAGAAAAGACTCCGATAGAAATCAATTTTGAAGACATAGGAGATATTTAATATTAACAATTAATGGATAAGGAAAGATTATGAGAAGATATTTTAGCAAAGAAGACTTCTTATGCTTCCTCAATCTTCTTGAAGAGAATAAAGTAACTCCCTTGCATACAGAATGTATAGAAGATGGAAGCACTTGTACCTATTACTTCGAAAAGGTCATATTCCTTACAGACACTATTATTCTTTATCAGATATACTCAGGGGGAGTAGGTATTATCCAGGATACTCCTGTAGCTCCTTGGGAAGACTATGCCGAAGGAGTGTGGGAGGATTTAATCCGAGAAGATGAATATAAGGTATTTATAGAAGGAGATTGACTATGGCAAAATATGAAGTATGGTTAGAAGGGAAAAGGACTGAATGGGAACAACTTCCTGATAGTTCTGCTCAATTTCTTGGAACTATAGAAGCTGAAAGTTTCATTGATGCATGTAAAATATCTTTAAGCACTAAATGGGATTCAGCTGACTCTGAAGAATCTTGGACAGACTACTTTCATGTAGATAAGAATGGTATTCCTTATTTTGCAAAATGCAGATTATGGGATAATGAAGAAAATGCAAGAAAAAGAAATGGTTAGATATGGCAAATATAGCAAGTGTAGCCTATGCAATAGAAGGCCCAAAAGAAACTCTACAGAAGATTAATGAGGCTATTGTAGTGGCAGTTAATAGTGATGACAATAGGTATGAAATGTATCAGGCAGCAGAATACCTGAAACTCCCAATTACTGATGACACAAGACTTGGAGGAGAAATCTCTGAAGAACCAACATGGGATAACAGCAGTGGTGCTCTGCGCTTCTCCGCAGAGGAAAGGTGGGGCCTTCAGGACTTCGCAGAACTCTTGGAAGAGCAGTTTTCAGACATCAAGGTGTATTGTATTGTAGAGGAACCAGGCATGGAAATCTACTTTACCAATGACAGGGAAGGAAAGTACTTCCCTGAAAGATATTGGGTAGATACTGCTATTGATAACATCTACCGATCTGAATACTTTGAAACAAAAAAGCAGGTCTATAAATGGCTTGATAAGCTGACCAACGGCAAAATAAAATCTGAAGCTGATGTAGATAAGTTTAATAATGAACATGAAGAAGCAGGAACAGACTATGAGAACTTCATTTATATACATAAGTTTGAAGTAGAGTGACTATAAGGAGGGAGTGGCAATCGCCATTCCCTTTCTTTTTTATACAAAACCCTTTAAATATGGTTAAGGTTTTACTTATTGCAACAAACCTAGCAGATAAATGTATTACCTTTGCCTAAAAATAACTATAATTATATGAACCAAAGTATTGTATGCCACTTTTCTCCAGAAGGAGGTATTGATGATAGAATAGCTTCTGTAGTAAACGATGGTTATTCAAAGGAGTATATAGGCACTTTGAGAGGTCTTTATGATATGGATCATAAAAAGCCTCTTGTTATCATTCCAGAAGGAGCAGATGAATCCAAAGTGCTTTCTGGACAAGATATTCTCGAAGCTGCACAGAAGTTAATGCAATATAAGAGCAGTCAAGCACAGAGACATTTCGAAGAGATGAAAGATTCTACATCTCACATGGCTAAGACTTTTAACCGTCTTTATCATGTACCTGGATGGAATGTAGAAACTCGTAGAAACAGAATTAATATGATTGTTTCTGAGTTTACAAATGAGATTAGTCGTAGGATGAAGGCTGCCAAAAAAGCAGGTATATCTATAACAAGAGAGCAGATTGTCAATGGTTATAAATCTAATGGACAATTTCATGAGGGGCAGTTAAGTGTTTTTGAGTCTATATTTGATAAGTTTCTGGCTAAATACAATGAAGCTCGTGAGACTTTAAGTGATGCTGATGGAATTACGGATGAAGAGCTTAGACAGTCTTATATAGAAGAAAATGAAGAAAGGGCAGAGGATGAGAAGTGGACATATAAGCAGATTGAGGAGTTTGTAAAAGGAGATAGACAAGCTATCTCTAATGCTGAGAAGATTGTTACTGAGTATCCTAAGATATTTCAGAACTGGTCTGCATTATGTGCTTTTGCAAGGATGTCTCTTAGGGATATAGAAAGCTTAAAGCTTGGTCAGACCTTTGAATATGCTGCTCCTGCTTCTCCTGATAATTTTTCTATAGATTCTCCATTAGAAGACACTTATGACTTGGAGGAGTCTGTGCGTGAAGCATGGATGACTCATCAATCTGAGACTTCTGCCTATGGTTCTTTAGGTGCTGAAGTAAGAAGATTTCTTGCTACTATTACTGACGTGGATGCAGAGGGTAACAAGATGGCTGATGATTTGGGCTATCAAATCAAGATGGATCCTCTGGAGATGCACCAGTATCTGGCAGATATCCTTAGAGGCATTACTTCAGAAAGTAGTATGATTAGAAAGCTAAGATCTCTTTCGGAAAATGATCCTAGGGTTAATGCCGTATTTGATGCACTTGCCAAGGCTTCCCAAGCTGATTTAAGAAAGTCAATTGATAATAGTAATAAGCCTAAGAATCCAGTTATTCTAACACAGCTTCTAATTGACATGCATAAGAATATGGTTCCATATTCTGCACTTCTAAAGACAGCTGCTGGTAATGTTTATGCAAAGATACTTAATAGGCAGGCTAATCCTTTACATGATGAGTTTATTCTAAGGATGCAGCTAAATCAGGCTGTTGATCCTGCTAACTCCATATATGATAGGGAAGGTAAGGTAGACTGGGAAAAATTGGCTCAGTGGAATGCAGAGTCTGCAGTATTGCTTCCAGCTCCTGAAAAGAAAGAAACATTCAATACAAATCTATTTGCTGGCACACAAGTATATAATGGTAATGGTGAAGCTACTGGCTTCTGGGCTTTGAATCATGCTCAGCGTATAGATTATATGAAGAGAGCTGCTACTGCTCTTGGCATACCTATGACAGATAAGGCTGCAAGAAGAATCTACAATAATGCAACTCTTAGGAAAGCTTATCTTACTGCTCTTCAGGAATTCAGAACTACTACCAGAGAAGTACATAGTGGTGATATCTTGAAGGATTTACGTATTCTTGAGAAATATAATGGAATAATGCCTTCTGTTAATGCAGGCTTTACTACAGAACAAAGAGCAGAATATGTTGAAGCATTAAATAGATTAAAGGAAAGGAATATTTCTTATAAATCTTTTAGGGAGAAGAAATACAAAAGTGATAAGAATCCTAAATCTAAAGGTGCTGGTAATGAGAGAATCAATAAGATGCTTGATAACCTTGCTAATGTAAGTAATTATCTGAAAACTGAGAGGAGAGTTTCCTGGTTTGATAGAAAAGGCAAGGCTAATTCAAGATATTCTGATAGAACTCCTTCTTATATGGGAGACTTGGCTGATAAGATTCATGAGTTTGTTAATGAGGGAGATGCTCATGGTCTTAAAGATTTTATCATGGATAAATGGGGACAATCTTCTTTCTTCTATGATAAAGAGGCAGGTAGATTTCTTAATAGATGGCTTCAGGAGATGTATGACTCAATTCGTACTGATACTAAAGGTAATGTAATCATTGATCCTGATGCTATGGCTAAGGTCTTTGAGTTTGATGAGTTCCTTGGTTCTAATATTGACAAGCAGGTTTCTATCTTTGAGAACTTTACTGAGAAGCAACATGCTGAAGCCATGATGAAGCAGTTTGTACAGATGCTTGACCAAAGCCATGGTAAAAGTAAACTTGCTAAATATCCTTGCTTTATCTTGGGTGATTCTGGTGCTCAGATGTTCTTTACTGCTAAGAGATATTCTAAAGCTGAAATTATGGAAGGCCTGAAGGATGTCTTTAAACAGGAGATTGAGAGAATGAAATATGTTAAGGCTACTAATGAGGTATTAGAAAAAGGTGGCTTTAAAACTATTGATAACTTCTCTGATACTGCTAATGAGTTTACCATGATGAAGTTCTTCAATCCTGATTATGCTGACGGTAAGTATTGGAAGATTCTTACGGGCAATCAGGATATGACTGATGCTGAACTCAAGAATCTTTCTCAGGAAGAAGCCATAGATATGGCTAAAGAGGCCATTGGTACTGATGCTTTGACAGATGCTCTCCAGCAATATATGGATGATGCTAAGGCTGATTTTATGAAGAAATTGGCATCTGTAGGAGTTTTGGCAGAGAATAAGGGTGAGGGGGGTGTTATTACTTATACTGACCCTAAAGGTTATTTTAGTCAGAATATCAAATGGTTCGATAATAGTATTGATAAACTGGTAGAGGATTTCTATTGGAATACCAAATACGCTACTATTCAACAGCTTCAGATGTTTACTGTTGACCCCGCCTTCTATGACCATAGATATCCTATTAAAGACCTCCAGAAGCGTTATAAGGAAATATATGCTCCTGGTAAGGGAGTATCTATTGAAGCAAGAGACTTTGATGGTAATCTATTTGTCAATAGGGATTATGAGACTGCTGTTTACTTTGATGATATTGCTGTCAGCTCAGAAGATGTCAATCCTTACTTTATGAGCTTGATGGAAAAGACATTCGGAGAAAATAGTGGTATTGCAAAAGCCTATAAGAAAAACACTCTTACAGATGGTCAGGGATATAGGTCTCTTGAAAGTTATAGGGCTGTCAAAGGTATGGCAGGTGAATGGACAAGACCTATGGAAGAGGCTTATAAGAGGATTAAAGCTATCCGTAATAGTGGTAGGGAATTAACTGAAGAAGATGTTAAAGAGATTGCTCAGCTTGCAGTTATCTTCCAGCCAATTAAGCCTTATCTTTATACGCTTGAGAAACTTCAAATTAATGATAGTGGTGATATGGCTCTTATTCCAGTACAGCATAAGTATGCTGAGATTGTTTTGATTCCTGAACTAATGCAGGATGGCAAGCTTAAGGATATGGCCAAGTGGATGGAAGAGAATGACATTGACCTTGTTGCCTCTACCAAGTGTGTAAAGGTTGGTGCTTTTGGTTCTGCTGAATTGAAAGGTGCTAACTCTACTCAAAGTATCTATGATGCCTTAGGTAAAGGATATATCCACAAACTCTCTTGGTCTGACTATAGGATTCAGTCTGGTGTTCCTGAACATCTTAATCATGCCCAGCTCTTTGGTACTCAGATAAGAAAACTTATCCTTGCTAATATTAATAAGGGTAACAACTATGATTATCTGAATAATATTTTAGGCGTCAAGACAAATGACCCATTAGGTCCTACAGTATATCTGCCAGGCATGGGAAATGTACATCTTACTGGTAGAAACCTGATTAGCTTCTATAACTGTCTTGTTATGGCTAATTTGTTTGATTCTTATAATAAGCTCTCCGAAGAGACTTCTACTAATCAGGCATTGTCTGACAAGATGATTCAGAATATTACATCTAATGCTAATCAGGCTGAGGATAATGCTTTTGGGTTTTCTCTGATAGATGATGGAGATTTTAAGGGTGGATTTGTTATTCCTCTTGGTGAGCCAGGTATAGAACATGATGCAGCTGCTCTACTTTATTCCCTGTTTAAGAAGAGTGTGAATAAACAGAAGATTAAAGGTGGTTCTGCTGTTCAGGCATCTGCTATGGGCTTAAGAGGCTATGAAGAAAGTGGGGAGCTCTTTGAGATGGTTTCTCCTGAAGGTGATAATGTCCTCTACGATGAGATAGAGATGCCATTTAATCTGAGCTATACTTCTTTTAATAAGAAAAATAAGAAAGATGTTCCTCTTAAGTTTGAAGATTGGTGCTATACTGAAGTTACTGATGATGAATATGGACATCATGAAATAGGTGACCTGAAGTTATCTGGTAGGATTGTCTATGGAGAAGAAGCAAGGGAATACCTGTCATGGCCTGTTAGTGGTAGAGATAAGAATGGCAGACCTAATCAAGTAGATGAGAATGGTTATGACCCTAATGGTTATTATGTACCACTGGTTGAAGAAAAATATAAAGGTATTCTTGATATTATAGCTTACCGTATTCCTACTGAGCGTGATTACTCTATGATTAACTGTAAGGTATTCCGATTCAGTAATCCTTTGGCTGGTGGAACAATGAAGGTGCCTTCTTCTAGAACTACTACTGCTGGTTTTGACTTTGATATTGATAAACTCTACTTCTTCATGAGGGAGTTTGCCCAAACTCATTTGTCAGACAGACAGATTGAAGATATCTGGAGTAAAATCTATGGCTTGAAGTATGACAAGGAGGGCAGAGTTATAGGCGGAAATGAGTTGTATCAAGCTTTAGTAGAGGCAAGAGATAGGGATGGCCTTGGTAAGGACCTTCTTAGCACAGCTTCTGAAATGTTTAAGGATTTAGCTGGTACTGACAATCTTAATCAGAATCTGGAAGCTAGGGGAAGACTCTTTAACTACTGGGAAGCTGCTGGTCTTGAAGGTACTCCTGAAGAAGCATTTACTAAATATCTGGAAGATCATAGAGATGAATATCCTATATTTGATACTTATAATCCTGCAGTATCTCCTTTGCAGAATTCCCGTATATCCAGAAATAACATGTTGATAGATTTAATTCGTCAGAGACTGATGGATAAAGAGACTTTGAAAGCTCGTTATACTCCTGGTGGATTTGATAATAACAGGGATGCTGCTCTTAGGATGAGGGTTCTTCAGCATGGTCAGGCAGATGTAGAAGTAGATGGTCAGCATGTAAGGATTATCAGAGATGGTAAAGTCAGTTGGCCTGATGTAGATAAGTATGTATCTCTAATTCAGGAAGGAAAGCTTAAAGATCCTGAGCCTGAATATGACCCCTCAGATCCTACAGCTATTCTTGTATACAATCAACAGAATCAGGTAGCAGGTAAGTTGATTGGGATCTTTGCTAATCAGAATACCAACCATGTGTATGCTTCTACTATGGAAGAGCTCGCATTAAGGGAGCCTATCAGATTTGGTAACCATGCCAGCAGAGGTCTTCAGGATATGCTTCATGCTCCTGAAGGTGTTGATGTGGATACTAATGTGTCTGAATATCTGGCAGCTTCTGTGGATGCTGTGAAAGATCCTGTGCTTAACTTCTTGAATCTTAATCTTGTTACTGCAGATGCTGGAGCACTGTTTGCAAGAATAGGCTATACTCCTCAGGAAATAGGTCTGTTATTTAACCAGCCTATTATCAGGGAACTGTGCAACTATACAGCTAATGAAAATGTTTCTACTGATGCTGCTATTACTGAAATGCTTAAGAAGTACGGAGGTAAGAATGCAACACTTGAGAAGATGGTATTTGATGCTACACAGGCCACTTCTGACAGACTTGCCAATAATATTATTTCCAGGAGGGATAACGCTGGTGGTGATATGACTGCAGCATTTAAGCAAGGTCAATTGCAGGTATTATGGCTATTCAATGAGATTATG